CCAAGCCGCGAATATCGACGGCCTCGACCTCATCGATAGCGCCCTCGGGCAGATCGGACATAATCTGAATGCAGTCCATAATCAAATCCGCCTCGCAGTAGACGGTCGGATCAGCCTCGACCTTGGAGACAAGGCGCGAGATTTCCCGCAGACGCTTGCCCTTGGGCGGGGTGATGACGGTTTTCTCGACAGTCACCGTTTTCGTCGCGTCCTCGCCCTTTTCGGGATCGGGAACGACAACATCAAAAGGGTGCTTGAACTCATATTCTTGGGTTTCGACAGCCATAGCTAAATGCTCCTTCTAGGTTGGCAGAGACAAAGGAAAAGCCCCGGGCGTTTTCACGTCCGGGGCCATATCGGATCGGTCGCGGCCTTAGCCGAGGCCGAGGTTCCGGTTCATGTCGGCGTTCTGATCGACACCATCGACGCGCCACGAGTTCGAGAAGAAATCGAAATAGAATTTCTCCGCGCCGTCGAAATACAGTTCGTAGTGCATGATGCCGTGGATACCGTATTCGTGGCCCTGCAATTCGCCCCGCTGGAATGCGTCGGGGGCGATCTTGCCCAGACGGCCTTCCATCACAGCCTTAGCCTCAATGGCGCGACCCGAGCGCTTGTCCAGCACGGAGCCGTAGGCGGTGTAGTTGTTCGAGACGCGCGTGCCGAGGCCGAACTGCGTCAGCAGTTGCGGGTCGAAACCGTTCAGCTTGAAGGTCGCGCCCAGCTTTTCGATGCCGACAGCCACCTCGATACCGACACGCCCGCCACCCGGGCCGTGATCGGCAAAGGTTTCGGACATATCGGGCAGTTTCAATTCGGCAATCGTCAGGTGCTTTGACGCCGTGGGATCGTCGTTGCCGCAAAACAGGTTCACGGCTTCCATCACGTACATGGTGGACATAGGTTCTCTCTCCTTGAGATTTCGGGGGCGGCCCTTTCAGGCCGCCCGTGTTGCCGTGAAGCCGCTTAGGCTGCGGATGCCAGAAGGTTTTCCAGCATCGCATCCAGCGCGGGCGCGTAGCGGTAGGATTCGATGTCCAGACGGCGCAGGACAGGCGGTTCCTCGGCTTTGAAGTAAAGCGAGAAATTCCCCAAACGCAGGTTGCCCACGTTGTTCTTGTCGGCCTCAAAACCGATCTTGAACCCGAGGATATCCCCGTCCGCTTCCAGATCGCGCAGGGCCAGCGTCATCGTCTGCAAGACGGCTTCGATGGTTTGCTTGTTCAGGTTGAACCGGCCCAGATAGATGCGGAGCGTGCGCAGGAACAGCAGGTGGATGTAGTCGCGCATCCGCTTCACATTGTAGAAGCGCCAGAGATCGTCCTCGGCGGCGGTATCTGTGCCCACGAAGGTAAAGCCCCCGGTGCCCAGAGACGTGACCGAACCGGCCTCGCCGCGAACGATAATCCCGCCGTTAAGGGCGAGGATTTGCTGACCCTCGGTGTTCCCGTCCACGGTGCTAAACGGGATCGGACGGCTGACATCCACGATCCCCTGCATCGGACGGTTGGCCGCCGATTTCGAGGGAACGCCGTTGTTGTTGTTGTCGCGGGCCACGATCATTCCGAGGACCGCACCAACGCTGTCCACCTCGACCGCAGGGCTGCCAACCTTCACCCACGTTTCCACGGGGATAAGGCGCTGGCTGCTGAACGTCTCGCGCCAGTCGGTGTAGCCTTGCAGGCTGTTGTGCGGGCCGGTGATAACGGCCATGCCCACCAGCTTTTCGAGAGTGCCGGGAAGCGCCGCCACAACAGGGTTGCCCGTCGCCGGGGTTTCCTGCTGATAGGTGTAGCCAGGCACGCCGATCAAGCGGGGCGCAACACCCAGAAGGCTTTCCGCATCTTCAAGCGCCTCGACCCCTTCGATCAGGTTCACCATCGTGGCGTCGTCATCAGCGCCCTCATCGACGCGAACGATCACGAGCCGAGCAGAGGCCGCAAAGCCGGAAAGCTGCGCCTCGATCAGATCGATCTGATGAGCGATGGTCCCGGTGGTGCCCAAGGCGTCAACGGCATCGGTGTCCGAGGAATTGATGAGGACCGGGGTGTTCAGCGGGTAGGTCGCCGCATTGGCGCCCGGTGCGGTGACGACAAGACCGATGGTCGAGAGGTCAGCCGCGACAGCCGAGCGCGGTTCGTTGTCAACCTGAGTGATCGTCAGGCCAAAGGTGGGTTGTGCCATTGCGCAAAACTCCGTCTAGGTGCCCGAGATCGGGCGGTTTCAGTTTCAGTAGGACGCGGGCTCGGCGAGCCCCAGATCGACCATCTGTTGGTTCAAGCTGACGGCCTCGCCGGGGATAAAAATCTCTCCCAGCCAGCGCCCGTATTTGCCCTTGCCTGTCCCGGCTTTCTGCGTTTTCAGGACGATCTCTTTGCCCCCAATCCGCTCGCGCAGCCAGTCGCGCGTTTTCTGACCCTCGGGCTTTTCCGGCCCGCGAACCTCAGGCGCGTCGATCCCGACAAGCCTAATCTTTTCGCCTTTCGCCCAGATGTGAAATCCGAGATCGACATCGACTGTGATGGTGTCGCCGTCATAGACGTTTTTTTCGTTCGGAACGAATGCCTTGTATTCATACATGGCCGCCCCCTTTCTCATAAATCGCGTTCCGCTCTACTACGGCGATGTATAGATCGCCGGGGGAGTAGCGGTGCGGTTTCGCCATCCCAAGCCCATAGGCGCAAATCTCAGAGCAAAACCAGCGCCGATCCGATTGTAGCCTTAAATTAAAAAGCTGCGAGCCGATCAGTCCGGGGTAGTCATATGATTTGCCGAGGTGAGCCGCGATCCGATCCGCCGCATCCGGCCTCGCCCACGGAACCTCTATGATCTCCCACCGATCAGGCCGGAAATCGATTTTCTTCCAGCGCACCCCGCCATCGCGCCCGCTCGCCGAAATCGCCCGACCACAGGGGGCGTCGGGAAGGAACTCGACGTGAGAGAACTCCGAACGCGTAACCGTGCAGATTACGCGGTCGGAAAGAGTGCGCCGCCCCCTGTAGAATGCAAGGCGAGCCATGAAGTTAGTCTTCAAGAGCCTCAGCTACAGCCGTGGAGCGCGCCGAGATTTCCGCGAGAACAGTATCAAAGCCTTTCTCCAAAAGCGGAACACGGATGCTTCCAGCCTTAATTTGATCAAGGAAATCAGTGGCGATGGCGCGCAGGTCGCGGCCAGGTGCGAGGTCTTCGAGCACATCCGTCAGGCGGCGGCGGTAGGTCGAATAGCTTGTTTCCTCGGTCAGCGCGTACATCAGACCGATGACGCCCAAGAGGGCCAAGGATGCGGCATCCGAGGTGGTCCCCAAGAGGGATTGCGTGTCGCCTGCCATCGCATCGATACGGCGGCGCTTCATGTCGCGCACCTCTTTGGGCGCAAGCTCAAGCGTCAGCGTGTTGTCCGCCATTTCGGCCAGCTTCGCGGTCATGTCATCGACAGGGCCGCTTGCGATGCTCTGACCGTCAGCGTTTTTGATAAGTGCCATTGGTGCCTCCTTAGCTCACGTCGCCAGCGGCATAGTCACCAACATAGCCAGCCCAGACGGGCTTGCCTTGGTGATCGCCGGTCGCGAAATATGGCAGTGCGATTGCGATTTTCATGGACCCCGTGCCTTCAAAGCCAGGGTTGAACGTCGAGCGGGTCCGCTTGTTTCGACCCCAATGGGTGTAAAGCCACCCTTGGCCCGCCGCCGTCCCGTCAACAATGTGGGTGTCTTGGTGGGCGCGGTTGGGCAGGAACACGGTGTCGCCCGCTTGCGAAATTACGTTCACAAACATGCCCGTCTCATGCTCGGTGACCATGCCGTAATTGAGAGCGATGCCACCTTGGCGCAGGACATCGAGGCGACCAGCCGAGCCACCCGCCTGCGGCCCGTTGATGGCTACGTCCATGATCAGCACATGGAAAGTGTCTCCATTGCCCAGATGATCGGGATTGATGGCCTCAGACAAAGCGCCGCCGTGGGCAATGCCTTCGGCCGCAAGATCGCTGAGCGTGATCACCTTCATGGTTCCGGTAGCTGGCGTGCTGTCCAAGATTGAGCCACCCCAGACACCGCCATGCGCGGCGATGATCTCGGTTTCGACGCCAACGGCCCCGCCGCATAGGTCGGCAAACAGATAGGTGTCTGCGATCCAATTTGGCGCCACCGGCGTGATCGCTGCCAGATCGGCTTTGAGGTTACTAAGGGAAGCCAATTCGGCATCCACTGTGGCAGCACGCTCATTGTCACGAGCCAAGATTTCAGTAAGGGCGTCAACGCCCAGATGATTAACCGACATTGTTTCCTCCAGTGCGGGCGGTGTGTTTCATTTTCAGGATTTCGTTAGTGACCACAGCCAAGGCCGAGTTGACCTCGGCATTGCGGGCTTCGGACAAGGCCGCGACCGGCCCACCTTCGTGATGTGCGGGCGCAATCGGCCAGCGCATACGAATGTCAGGGACGCCGCTGATCGCAGGCAAGAACACATACATCCCGGCCCCTCGACAAAGCTGCGGATTGCCATTCTGATCGAGCACGTAAGATAGCTGATCCGTATCCGCCGGGTCACCACCAAGCGAACCCGTGAACAACTCCGCCGGTGTCAGATACCAATGCGCATCTTGCGAGGCATGGGCCAGCGCGTTGGCTGCGGTCAGGCCGTTGGTGGTGGGCCGCGCCTCTTGAATGTCCACGCCATGCGGGTTCCATTCCCCAAGGGGCGAGGCGACCAAAAGTTCTAGCGGGATAGCCCAACTTATCTTGTGACCACCACCAAAACCGTCCAGTGCGATGACCTCATCGCGCGACGTGCGCGCCCGGAACAACATCGGGTCATTGTACCCGAACATATAGTTGCGCCGCCCGCCCGCACCGGAATGCAAATAGCTGTAGTGGCGGGCATAGTAAGCCTCGTTGAGCGGGTCTTCAGTTTTGTAACGCAAAAGCTCTTGGACAAACTCAACACCCACATCATTGGTGTCGGTGTACTGGCCAAAGAGCGCCGCGCCCATGCCATCCAATCCCGGAACTTTCTCCATGATTTGATCTAGCAGACCCGGACCCTCGCGCAGGGCGATAGAGGGATCATCCATCGCCTCACAGACGCGGAACCGGCCCATCCGGCTCGCTGAAAGGTCGGTGTTGGTGAGGCCATGCGCCATCCGCGACACCGGGTCATCCATCTGAGCGACCATCCGATGCACCGGATATTCGGCATAGGTGCCAAGGCGCACGGCGCTCACACGGTAGCGCAGCACGGCAAACTTAGGCTTGCCGGTCTCGTTATCGACGCGCACCAGCGTAGGCTTGAAATCGTTGTTTTCAAACCGAGGCTTGAGGCCAGCGCCCATCATCGCCAGCATTTCGTTATTCATGCGACGGTGGTGCATAGTGGGAAGCTGGTGGCGGAAACTCTCAAACGTGTCTTGGGTCACATCATCGTCCAGCACCTCTAGCCAGCATTCGAGCACCGAGACATAGGTGTCGAAATGCGGCGCATAATCCCGGATCGAGGCGTCCTTGGTCGCGTAGGCGCGCAGGTATTCGGTCATTTCGGCAACCTGCGCCGCGACCGAAGGCTGTGCCGCGACCGAGGGCGGCACGGCAGGCGCGACCGCGTGGTCCATCTGTAGATAGGCCCCGCCAACCGAGTGCATGACGTTGTAGTCAATGTGACGTGTGCGGATGTGGTATCCGTTGATGACTGCGCTCAGTTCAGGCATCCCACACATCATCCGAAAATTCGGGTGGTTGTGAACACCCAAGGAGGCAAAGGTCGTGTAGCTTGGCCGATGGAATGGCGCATCGCCCCGCTGGCGATAGTGACGGCCCATCGAAATGCCCGATTGCCCCATCTCGCGGCGCATCTCGGCCATGAGCTCAAAAGTCTCCGCCGCGATTTCAGCCTTTATTTCGGCGTCCGCAAAAACAGCAAAATTCCAGTTGCCGCCGGGGTTGTGTTCGCCTTCTGCGTCATCGAGCAGATCTTGAATTGTTGCATCAGCGTCT